TGGTTGCCACCAAACCATTCTAACAGTTTGGCATTTCTTAATTCACGCCAATCTTGAGAATCATGTTCAATCATAATATATTTAACGCTGACTGCCTAGTTTTCCATCAAATCGAATAGTCCCAACTCGCCAATCAGTTAATCTAACGCCTTCAATCTTGGCTGCTACTTGTCTTCCGCTTATGCGTACTGAAGTAGGATTAGCCATTGAATATGGGCCATAGTTATATTCTGTTGAATTAGGATAAAACTTGGTGCTAAATCGAACCTGAACATCACCCAAAGTCTTTTCATCAGGAACTAATCCTGTAAGACTCATGGTTCTATCTCCATTTCCTAGTTCTACTGGTCCTGACTCAGCAAATAGTGTTTGCCCATCATAAGCAAAACCTACTTCATGCTCATAGACATACCCGTCTGTAGAAACCATAATTGGGTAAGTAAAGATTCCACGATCTGTGCCACACGTGCGTGCTAACGTACCAATAGCCCAATGATTCTCACGATAGTTGTAAGAAACGTAAGAATCTACTTCATTAGATGCGGCACTTGGGTAAAACCACCAAATCTCACCATAAGTAGCGTTATGGACGCAGTAAACTTTAGAAGACTGAGTAATGTTCATATTGCTAAACACATAATCAGATACATCTGAATTTAATGGTTTAACAAAGCCATCGTACATCCAAAATCCTGAGCCTGACATCCAAATACAGGCATTATCAGTAGCAGCTACTGCTTGCTTAGATATAACTCCACAACCAGTACCAATACGCTCAAAGCTATAAATAAACGGAGGTCCAATATAAGTAGCAGTATGCACATCCACATCAGTAAACAGAATAGTCGCTCCACGGATGCGTTTAGCGCACATCAAAGAGCCAATGGTGGTTAACTCAAAGTCACCAGCTTGATTGGTGGCAGCAGGAGTCCACGTTGTATTGTTTTCTTGGTCACACCATTGAACTTTACGAGGATTACCACCCGCACCCAATGCAAATAAGAATCTTTCTTGAGTAACAATTAAACCTGTACAACTTGTTGGTGCGTTAGTAATCGCAACCGCATCATTAGCAGTATTTAATTGCCATTCAAGCAACTTGCCATCTTTAGTTGAACACGCAACCAAATACTCACCAAAAGTATCCAAACTCCAAGTGGTGGCAGGAATATACGAGCCTAAATCTGGTCTAGCAACACCATACGCTGAACTTCCATAAGTTCCATAGCCATAACCAATTTTAAGCACCGCATCTGCATCACCAACAGTAAAACTTGTGGGCGTAATATCTGTAAGATCACCCGCTTCATTCATTACATATAGCTTTGAATGTGTACCAATTCCGATACGTCTATTATTGGAGTTATCACGCCAGTTAATCAGACCACGGGCTAAACCTGTCATTTGGTTGGTTGAACGCTTCCTCCAACCACCTACTGGACGGATAGTGTTTTCGTACCAACGCACTAAATTTGCGCTATTCCAACGACCTTTAGACTGATATTCAGTCCCGTTTTTGTATACGCCTGGAGGAATTTGTAGTGGAATGTAAGCCATGTTCGTATTCTATTGCGTAGGTAGGTTGGAGACAAAGCTCATTGTGACAATAGCTGATGGCACAGCAGGTCTAGTTGGGCTTGTGCTTGTCCCAAAATGCTCAATACTTACACCAGTATTTTCAGTTCTCCACATAATTTCAATGTAATCGTTTGAATTCATACTTACAAAAAAATTCAATGAAGCAATGATATGGCTAGGGTCGCCAGTACCTTTTCTTGCTACCAAGTGAAATCTGCTGTTTGAGTTGTCAATGTTTGTGCCATTTTTTCTAAACCAAATATCCACATCTTGACCATCGTTTGTGGTGTTTTTTAGTTGAATGGAAAACTGCAAATTCCAAATTCCATAATCAGCTACAGTAATTCTAGATCCACTAGCTATTGTCACACCATTACTAAAGTCTGTAGTATTGAATGTAACGGCATAAGCAGTTGTGGTATTGGCGGCAACTTGGTCTGTAGAGTCTTGAAAAGCCCCATAAGGGTTATTTAGGTACTTGCCACCCATTGGGCCAAAAACAGACTGTAATGAATTAACTAACTTGGTAAAAAACAACCTTAAAAGTCCATTATTTTGATTCTGTAGACTTTGAGAATAGACAATTCCTGATGTACCCAAAGAAGGTATAGCAGGAATATCTAATTGTTGTTTTACATTAGCCATTACTTTTTAAGCCATGTCTGCCAAACAGCACCAGCAGCCATAATTAAAGCACCCACCCATAGAATAGGCTTGGCAGCAGAGGCAACCCAACCTAATACTTTAAAAGCCCCGTCAAGAGCCTTCAAAGCATCCACCAGACCACTTGTGTTCTTGTCTATGGAATCTACTTTAGTTTCAACTGCAAGCAGTCTTTCGTAGATTTGGCTATGGGTGACTTCTTCTGTCATGGTTTACTCTAGTTCTTGAATTTGTGCAGAAATTACATTCATTTGTGCAAGCAATTCTTCTTTAGTTAGCGTAAATGTTTTTTCTGCTTGAAGTGCAACGTAAGAAACGGGTGCAAAGTCGCCATCTACCACATCGCTGATTTCACCTTGACCAATAACAGTAAAAGGTAAATCTGATGGGCCATCAACTCGGTAGCGGTCTTCAAGAACTTCAACTGATTCGTAAGGGCCAAATTTGCCAGAGGCGGTAATAATCTTTTTCATGATAAGGTTTGCTTTCTTATTAGAATCGTTGATGAAGTTCCACCTTGAGCATCAGGAGTACCCCAAGTAATTGCTTGAGAAATCGGATCATTCCAAAAAGCATACGCACTAATAGTTTGTTGAATTTTACCAGGATATACCCCATCTATTGAAACTAAAAATGGCGCAGTAGTTGATGCAATACAAGTTTTTCCAGATGATGTTCTCATGCTAATACTTTGACCACCAGAACTTTGCGGTAGGCCTGATAATGGCGATCTATACCTAGAGTTATTAATTGCCATGGGAAATGAACTTGAAACAATATTCTGCAATATTTTTTCAGTTACCGCATCGCCAGATGACGATCCAATAAGGGCGTATAACGAATTATTTGCCGTTTGACTTGCAAATAACATTTTTTCTGATGACAGATAACCAACAAATGAGCCAGCAAAAGGGACTGTGATTGGCGTACCAACTGTTATTGTGCCTGCTGTATCTGTTGCAATGCTAATTTGGTCACTTGCACCTGTTCCGCTTAAGATGTACGCTGTATTTCCAAACACTTGCATTTGAGGCGCAAATGTTGTAATACCTAAAGTATTGGAGGCTAATGAAATTGATGCAGTTGTTCCAGCAATAGATACAAGTCCAGCATATCCATTTGTATTTCTAAATAAAACTAAATATCTGCCAGTATTTAATGCACCAGTTACAAATTGATTATTATTTACTGTCGTGGTTGCTTCTGTGCCTCCAGTTAATGTAGTACCGCTAACAGTAATTGGGTATGCGTAAAGTACTGTTGCAGATGCACTAAAACTTAAAAGTATTGAACTGCTGTGTGCATACGAATGATTGTAAGTGGCACTATTACCATTCGGGTATGATAATTCAGAACCCACAGATGGTGTTGAACCGCTTACTGTGATTGCTAAAAACCTTGGTGATGACGGAGAGTCATATGTAAAATTTAAAACATAGCTTGAACCAACAGTTACTAATCTAGTGTTAGATGGAATTAGTTGACTATTTGCAGATAGTGTAGTTGCCAATGCCGTTCCAACAGTAATTGTGCTACCGCTGATAGTTAAGACAACAGATTCTAAGGCTGTGGTGCTATTTTCTAATGAACAAACCAATACTTGTGTTGTTGATATTTTTGCCAATGCAATATTGCTGACAGCGGGTAAACTTGCTGTTCTAACAAGAACGGGTGTTCCAAAAGTATCAGTGCTTGCGTTGTAAACGACAGCATGAGCCGAAGCGTCTGAATTTAATATCATCAATCTATTTGTACCATCCAAATCAACAACTTGCATTCTTATTTGTTGATTTATAGTGGATAGCTGTGTTGATGTAGTTAAAGAATAATCAACAAAAGATAAGTCAGTACCAAATGGGCCAGCACTTGATGCAGCCCAAGTAGGTGCACCAGCCCCGTTTGATGTTAATATTTGACCGCTTAAGCCAACAGATGTGTATGCTTGTGCTGTGCCTGTGCCATAAACAATACCGCCAGCCGTAGGTGTAGCAGTTGTGTTTGTACCCCCGTTTGCAATTGGAAGCGTTCCTGTGACGTTGGTAGTCAAGTTGGTAAATGTGGTTGAAGTTGTCCCCGTACCACCATTGGCAATAGGCAAAGCCGATCCAGATCCAATGCCAACTTGGGAAAAATCCCAAGATGCCGCTGTAGTCCCGCTTGTTAAGATGCAGGTAAATAAAACTGTAAGGCCAGATGAAATTGTCGTAATTGCATTTGCGCCACTTGACTGAACAGTCAAAATGCCAGTTGAATTATTTTCAATTAAATAACCCATTCCCAAAACCAAAGTGCTTGTAACGGGCAAAACAATTGTTTGAGTTGTTGTGCCAGTAAAGAATTGCTTTTGAGTGCTTGATGCTGTTAGTGTTGTAGTACCTGCAGCAGTTGCAGTTGTCGTATAACCAGTTAAATTAGCAATTGCTAATGGTCCAGTAGCCGATCCAGTACCACCCTTTGCAATCTTTAATACAGGTCCAGTATCAAATAATCCATCAATAGAGTCTAGATCAGTATTGATCTTTGTACCCCATGTATCGGTAGATGCCCCGACTTCTGGTTTTGTAAGACCTAGGTTTGTGGTTGTTGTATCAGCCATTTTTCACCTCATGCGGCAATTTGCCAAGATTCACTATTATCAGCAACTGTAGACCAAATTTCATTGGTATCTGCAATTGCATCCCATGTTTCTGATGAATCAGATATTTGAGTCCAGGTTTCTGCTGTATCAGAAATTGCATCCCATACCTCTGATGTATCACTTATAGCTTGCCATTTATAGACTCCATCAGCAGTCATGCTTGAAGTGCTAACTATAAATAACTGACCCTTTTGTATCGTTGATCCAGTAATAACTAAACTACTAGTTCCAGTTACATCTAATCTTTCGCTCACAATGACTTGTGATCCAACTGTCATTACAGACTGATCTGCAACAGACATACTTGCAAATGCTATTCTAATAGCATTGACTGACATCTGACTTGTATCAGATACTGCAAAAGATCCATTTGTTAGTTTACTTCCAGTAATAGAAACAGATGAAGTATCAGATATAGAGGCCTCACCTGTTGCTACTCTAATTCCAATAACAGAAACAGAACTACTATCTGATATTGCTACAGAACCTGATATTGATCTGTTCGCTGAAATTGAAACAGAGCTAGTTGCATTTACAGCAAAAGCTCCATTTTTTACTTTATTGCCAGCAACACTTATGGTACTTACATCAACAATTGATAAAGCACCACTTGTTGTCTTCTGACCATCTATAGAAACAGAGCTAGTATCGGAAACGTCTAATGCACCAAGACTTACGCCACGGGAATAATTTCCTCCTCCGTAATATCCTAGTCCATAGGCAGCCATATTAGCTCAATGTAATGGTCAAACTTGAAGCAGGAATTCGAAACACATCGCCATCATTAATTGTTCTTGCGGTAGTCAAAGGCGCCCAAGCAAGCATATTGCCAGCAGTAGAGGCATCAAAAATAGCCGCCCACCCAACAGATCCCCAATTCCCACCAGATGCGGCAGCAAACTCAATTGCAGCGGCATTCGTAAATGTTGTGGCTGTTCCGCTACCAGAAATAGTACCTGCGGATACACGGGCATAACCATTACCAGATACCTCTGTGCCACCGCCAGTATCACTAGGTGCGGCAGTAAACAAGCCAACATACCAAGCCGTAGGACGGGTAACAGAACCTGTAGTAAACAGGTATGTTAGGGCAAGATTTTCGGTATAGTCGTTAAAAGATGACATTTTTTATCCTAAAGATCGGGCACGAACAATAGGTGTAGAAGCAACAGAAGCCCTTTGATCTGCTATTTCTATGTCGCCAAGTGAATTTGTATATAACGAACTCCACACGGCAAGACGATCATCGTCTTTCAAATATGGAGTTGCCTCAAGCAATGCACCATATAAGTACAAGTCTGGGGCGTAAGCAAGAAGCCAGTTGCTTGTGTTTGAATCACTCAATACTGGAATCTTACCATAGTAAGTTAATTCACCCGTATAACTACCATCGGGAGTTGGAATTACTTGAATTTGCGTTCCGATAATTGTATAAAACTGAGGCTTTCCAGTTGCAATATACTGTGTTGCAGTTCCATAATCACCTTGATTTTGAGTCACATATTGAAGATAGGTAATTGGATTTGTATTTAATTGGAATTCTTTAGCCTGTAGGAAATCAGCAGGAAAAGCAAAATATTGAGTATCTAAAGTAGCCGTAGCCCTTTTTACCATTTGCCTTACACGCAACTTACGATTGAACTTTGATTCAGCTAAAGTGATAAATGATGGAATGGCAGACGTAAGATCATCTCGGTTTAGATAATCCGCTATGGTAGTCTTCAACCCACTATATGTATCAAGTGCCATTTTCTACATCCCTACACATTAGTGTGTGTTCATGTTTGTACTCAAATGTGCCAATATGATGGATCTGCTTTGAAAGATCCTGGTCAACATAAGTTTTATGCCCATTCT